AATATATGGAACTAAATATCTAGACTTACTATCGTTCCCAGTAATATTATTTACTTTTTCCCAAATCTTCATTTAATACCTTATAATCTGCGGGGGGAATAAACCCCCCACATTAATGATTATTTGTGTTATGCAGTTACTATTTCAACTACGTCAGAACTAAGAGCTGCACCGTTTTCAACGTACCATACTTCTATGTCACATTTACCTGCGGTTGCAGCTGCAGTAGCTACAATACTATCAAAAGTATCATCAGCTGCTAAAACATAAGCACCTTTGTCTGATGGGGATAAAACCACACCAACAGTTACGCTTCCTTTAGCAGTTGCTGCTATTAATTGAGATGAACCTGTAAAGCCAAGTGAAAACGTTGCACTACCACCTGAAGTCATAGCTTCAGTTACAGTAGCAGAAACACCAAGAATGACATCTCCTTTACTGAATGTATGTATTGCGTCAGTTCCTACAGCTTGAGCACCAAAGTCAAGTCTCATTTTCTTTACTTTAACACGAGAAACATCCGATACTAGACCGTCTGCTTTGTTTTGTCCGTACATTGGATTAGCCATTATTCATTACTCCTTTTAAGTAGTCCAGATAGCATGGGCTTCGGGCATATGAATTTCCAAGCCAGCTTCTGTTTGGATTAAGTCGACTCTACGGTCAACGCCACTATTTTCAAGAGTTTGAACACCAACATAAACTGATGTATCACGATTTTGTCCATTACCAACTAGAGGTCGGTAAGCACAATATCTCATATTGACACCAAGTAAGCCAATGTTAGTTCCGTCAAGGTGAATATTTCTAGCAACTTGCATATCTCCATAAGGAGTGGAAATTGTTGAAATATCAACACCAAAGACTTTACGTTTCCCAGTCATAGACATATCAGCTCTTGCCATTGATGCAGATGAATCAGCAACTGTATTAGCTCCTTGTCCAGGTACAACTTTACCAAGATTGTTAGCAAAGTAACCACTTAACTTATGTAACCAGTTGTAAACAGCTGTGCTACAAAAGAAAACAGTTGCATTTGCATTGTTATATCTAGGGTCTAGGAAAGCACTCATGTCATCAAGAAAATCATCTTGTGATTTTGTTGCGACTGCTAGAGAGAATTGATTACCAAATCCACTAATGTAGTTAATAACACCATCAGTATACCAAGCAGAGTCTGCCGTACTTGCTGTGCCATTAAACAATAAAGATTGCTCAATATCGTATTTGTGTTCAATCAGTTTCTCTTTCCATACTCTTGCCCATTCGCTAGAATCATACTTCAGAACAGTTGCTCTTGCAGTATTATCCATAGCCATTGAAGTTTTCCAAATCTGAGTATTTCCATATCCAGTTTTGAAAGGTTGGTCTTTCCATGTTTCAGGATAACCACTACCTTGCGAGTGAGCAGTACCAATAACGTAAGAACGTTTTACTGCTAGGGCTTCTTGAGATTGATTACCAATACCTGAATCTTCACTATGCTTATAAGTAATGTGAAGAGGTGATGGTGTTCTGATTACTGCACCAGTTAATACTACCATATTAGCTACAGCTGCATCTTCTACTGCGTCTACTCTGAAAACATAGTAATCAGTAGCAGCTTCAGCGCCAATTGCACCTGCTCCTGTTGGTATCTTAACTAATTGACCAGGTACGAAAAAACTAGGTTTTGTACCAGATGCACCAATTGCGATAGCCGTTGCTCCATACACAGAGCCTCTGTTGCCTGCGATTTCATAATCGCCTGCCATTGTTACTTTTGTGGTAGCTGCCGTCATTGCACCGTCTTGTGCGGGGGCACTACCATCAGAACTTCCTCCGTAGCTATAAGCATAACGCTTATGGAAGGAAGGTCGTCTCTCAGTAAATTTAAACTGAGGGTCGTCACATGGTTTCTTAGACAATTTTGAAACTAAACGGAAGAAGGGGTCTTGTGCTATTGCGAGTTCAGACACCCTACTACCGAAGTTATACTTCCGTCTTAAGTCACCAGTCGAAAGACTACTATTATCATCAGCAACACCTAAGTTGCCTAGATTAAATAAATCAGCCATTTGACTTGCTCCTATTCTATTTAGGGTTTAGCATATGGCTAATAGTCTAATTCATTTAGCTATTAACCAAATGCGTTTTCTAGTTCCTTGTCAACCCCCATTATAGCATCAAAAATTTGTCCGTCTTCTGAAGTTTCTACTTTCGCAGAGCCTTTAGTAGCAAGTGATTTTGGTCGTTGTTGAGTTTCTTGAACTTTACGAACTGCCTTTTCACTGGAACTCCTAGCAATATTATCTTCTCTTTGACCACGATTTTTTAAATAGTAAATATCATCTAATGAAAGCGATTGACTATCTGCAAAATTTTTAAAATCGTTCCATTCAGAATCATTCATATCATGCTTTTGACGAAAATCTTGTACTTGCCTTTCAAGAGTAAACTCTTTTTTCTGCTTTTCAAGTTCGTTACTAAGCCTTCTTTGAACGACTCCATCAATAGTTCCATTTAAAACTTTTGCTGAATCACTATTAGGGTTACTAATTGCGTCATCAGGGTCAAAAATAAAATCATCATCTAGTTTCATCTTTTCAACCATACTTTTTGGAGCTTGACCGCCACCATCAAAGTAATCTCTTACATGAGAAACTAAGTTGGGGTCTTTACGCATTTCGTCAAGAACGGGCATATAAGGTTCAAGTTCTTTTAAACGTTGGTTAAGACGTTTACCTTCTTGACTTGAATCTGAATACCTCTTTTTAAGAGTCTCAACATCCTCTGTCTGAGCTTCGCTAACAATTGTTTCCTCTTCTGTGTTACTAGCCTGAGGAGTGTCTTGTGAAGTTTCATTTGTGTCGGCATCTATTATCCCACCATTTACTGACCTATCTAAGTCAGCAAAAAAATCGGAACTATCATCAGAAATAAAACTTTCGGGGGCAGAATTAATATCTGCGTTGCCTACTTGTGCTTCTTCCATTTTATTTATAGCCTTTTTTTAGTTATTGAATTTATTCCTCTTGCTTCTTATCATGCAAGTTTTTTTTCATATCATCATTTATAAGTTTTCTGTAATATTTTTGTTGAGCTTCTGTCTCTAAAACGTCTTTTTTAGTCTCCATAGAGCCAGTTTGCACATTATGTCTTATGCCTGCTTGTACTAATTGCCTACTAAGAGTTTCAACTGTACCATCTTTATCTTTTATTTGCTCTTCCATTTGCTCAATTTGTTTTTGCATTTGAGAATACATTGATTTTCTCTCAATTATACTTTCTTTTCCTCTTACATCAGTTTCACTAAGCATAGCAATGTCATCTATAAGACCAGCTTGAAACCATCTAAAGTATTCTTCTAACAACGCCCATCTATTAATTGGCATCGATGCACCAGCTACAATTCTAACATCAAATCTAGATGTAGCGTAATCAGACCATCTACTTATTTCTTCCCCGTAATCATTATAAATAGGAATGTTAATTCTTGTTTCTGTTTCAGAATGACCACCACCAGCGTTAGGCTGAACTATTCTAAATACTTTATCAATAGTATAATGAGATTGTGCTATTTCTTTAAAGACTCCACCAAGATGTTCGAGAGAAGGTTCTAAAACACTCCCCATCCAAGCTTTAATTCTTCTAGTCCCAAACTCATCATTTGCTAATAATCCTCTATAAGTATCAGCTTGATGTTGAGTAAACCCCATCATTGCACTTGGTATACCAGCAATATACTCCATATCTGCTTTACCTTCTTGCGTAATAGTATAAAAAGCATTATTAATAGCGGCAGGTAAAATTGGAGTTGGTGGAGTAAATCCTTGTCTATATTTCAATAAAGCACCTGGAGCAGATGAGTATTGTTCCCATTCATCTTCAGGAACAGAACCTTCTTCATACATCCATCTAAGATTAGAAGCCAAATTTGCATTATGAACCATAACTTGATGAGCTTTATTAATTTCTTGTTGCTTACCAATCATAGGAGACACTGCAGACATTGGATAAGGTGTACCTGTATATAGATAAGGGACAGGTATCAAAGGATATTCTCTTATTGGTAATATATACTCATATAAAGTAACGTCAGAGCCAAGCGTACAAGTTAATTTTATTCTAGTTTCAAAATAATCAGATGATTCTACAATGCTTTCAGCAATATCTTCATTTTCTATTAAAATATCATACTCTTCTTTACTTACGACCTTTTCTTCTACTCTATTTAATTCTTCTTGAGTAGAATATTCAATTTCAGCTCTTTTTTGTTGTATATTAGTAACTAATTCATCTTCAGCTTTCTGTATTTCAAGATTTGCTCTTTCTTCTATAATCTCACCAGCTTCAAACGCTCTTTGTATTTGTAAAATTCTTTCTTTTGTTGAAACACCTATCTCATCTTTAAAAGCTTTTAATTTTTTACTAGCGACATCTTTTACATTGTCAATATCTTCCTTTGTTGGGAAAACTTTCATACTAAGATTTACATAAGGAACACGAACCTTTTCAAAACATTCATGATAAGCAATTATATCATCTGAATCACCATCTTTATTTATAGTTGTATGAATATCTTCAGGTATTACAGCACCTGAATTAGTTCTATCTGCTTGAGAGTAAGCCTCAGTGCTTCCTTGCTCACTAGCTCTAGCAATCTTTCTACTATGCTCAGGGAACATTGTTTTAAGTTGTTCTCTTGCTAAAGTTTTTCTAATAATTACAAAAGAAGCATCTCTCATCAAAAAATCACGACTCATTGGGTCAGGAAAAACATCATAAGGGTCTATTTTACTAAATATAACATCGCCCTTGCCATTATCAAGGTCTTGGTCAATATCGACATAGAAATATCCCATTCCCTTAGTCAAAGTATCAAGCACTACGCTGCTGTACACAGATTTACCATTAGATAGACTCCAACAGTATTCAGATATGTCACTATGAACTTGTGCTATATTCGTATCACTTCCCTCAACAGCTACAGCTTTCCACTTAGGGTTGTTTGCTGTAACAAAATATTTCATTGTTTCTATAATAGGAGTAATTCTATTTATTTCAAAGGTGGGCATACCTGATTCTCTTAATGTCTCTATTTCTTTTTGAGTTAATTGCTCATTAAGATAAAAATCATATCCTTTTTGACTGTCTGACTGCCACTTAATCCTCTCTTCACAATTAGAAGCATTCCACATTTGATATATGCGTTCTGATTTTTTAGTTCTAGCCATTAATATTCACTTCTTTTAGTTTTGGTAAAAAATGCACCTTTTTTATCCTTTAATTCTTTAGAATACTCTTCTTCTTGCTTTTTCCTCGTTGGAGAAGATACAACTTTTTGGTCTTTCTCAGGCTTTCTAGCGAATTTACCTTTTTTCTTTTTACTTCCAGCTACTGATGCTCTTGGCACAGTTACAAAATCTCCAAAATGTTCTCTACTATAATCTTTCATCCATTGATAAAATTCTTTTGAACTAGAATTAAAAGGATTGTCCTGAATATCCTTAGTTACTTTTTTAAAATCAACTTGACCAGGATTTTGTATTGAATAGTCATTTAAATTCTTAAACCATCCCTCGTAAGAATCTACATAACCAGTTGCAGCTCTCAATTGATTTGATGGTCTTATTAATTTTTTAAGAGCAGCTCCAATTCCAAGCATAGGGGCTGCCGCTGCAGCAGATAATTTTGCATTGGAATAATCTCCTTTAGCTGCATATAGACCAGAATTTAATAAATCAGCTCCAACAGAAAGAGGTGGGGCAATATCTGCCATTCCAATTAAATCCAAAGTTTTATGAATGTTTAATTCAGGCTTTGGCTGAAATTTCATTTTTTCCCTATGCTGTTTGGCAGTATACCCACCACTTAGCATTTCATATAAAGATTTTCCAGGCACTATTTCTTTTTCTTCTTTTTCTTAGATGACTTCTTCTTTTTAGAAGGTCTTCCTCTTTTTTTGCCATATGTACCCTTACCTGACGGCATTATGAAACTAACCACCCTTTTGCTTTTCTTTTTGGTCTATACCATTCCCTAGTCTTCTTTTTTTGCTTCATATTTGGTGGAAAAGCGTGTAAAAGTGAATAAAACAGTGTCTCTATGGTGTCATCATGTGCCATTCTCGGGCCGAATGTAACAATTTCATGCTCTAAATCAAACATATTTTCCCTTAAATGTATATTTCCTGTACTAAAACGACCAGAAAGACCCGAATATATCTTATTTCTCTTCTCTCTTCCCCCTGGTTTCTCTGGAATAACGCTAATATCAAATTTGTTTTCTATTCTTCTTCTTTCATTTAACGATTGAAAGACAGACCTATTCATAGCAACATCCTCAACAGTAGATGATATACAATGGTATTTTTGATGCATATCCATTATATAATCAACTACTCCCTTTTTCCCTATAATATTATCTCCATCATCTCTGCCTGCTAAAGTAGGTATTGACCTATGTCTTTCATACTCTAATACATATACTTCATTTTCAGGAGTAAGAGCTACTGCCATTATAACTGAGAAATCAGAAGTTTTAGTATTAATATCCGTTGCAGGGTCACAACCAACGAAGGTATTGACAGGAATTTTTTCTCCTTCAATAGTGATGTAATTGACCCCATCTTCATGTTTGTAATATCCTTTCCAATACTTTATGTATTTTTTACCCCAAACTGCTTCGTCCTCATTTTGTACCTCAAGCTCATATTCTTGATAGTATCCATGTATTCTGCCTGCCTCCTCGTATTCCTTCTTCATCACATTTAATCTTTTTCGAGGGAAATATGACTCCCACAATACTCCTCCTGACATTTCAGGTTGAGTAGATTTATAACTAATCACATCCCAAGTATAATCATCTTTATTCTCTGCTTTTTCATAACCATCTAATATGTTTTGACATAAACTATCAAAATGGACAGGGGTTCCTGCAAATATTAATCTTCCACTATGTAAATCAAGAGCAGGCTTTACACCATTATATACAATATTCTTAATTTTTTCTCTTGCATCTTGAGTTACAGTATTTGTTTCACTCTCTGTATCGTCAAGAGCTACTACATCATATCGTTTTCCTAGATAATTTTCCCCTCTTACACTCGACAGATTAGAACGACTAATCAATTTTGCTCCAGTAGTAGTAACAATATCAGTTTCTGTCCATTTATCGCCAACAATATTACCAAAATAATATTGGATTACCTCATTAGATGCAAAATGTTGTTTAAGATATTGAAGATTTAATATAGATTTTCTATGATTATCGGACACCCAAGCTATAAACATTAACTCATCTGGTTTCTTGAACAAAATCTTATGCATAAGGAAAGTCTTAAACAATTGAGTCTTACCACTCCCTCTAGGCAGGATTAAAGCCAAAGACTTAGTAGTAGGTTCTAATAACGCATCTCCTATCTCGTAATGGAATGGAGGGGACTCAGATTTGCCAAAATCGCCAGGAAGGAAAAGCTTACCAAA